GATCACAAAATCAAGTATTTAAGTATCCAGATATTTCAGTTTCCGTTAAATATACTACTGTTGGAATAGGATCAACAACTCAAGAACTTGAAGATTTAGTACTAACTCCTGTAATAAAAGGTGAAATTATTGATGCATATCTGTATGATTCCGGAACAGGATATGGATCAACAGTTTTAAATTATGAAGATAAACCAAGAATAACTATAAAAAATGGAAAATCTGCTCAACTGACACCAATTGTTGTTGATGGTAGACTTACAAATGTTACTATTAGTTATAGTGGGAGTGAGTATTTTTCCATTCCAGATTTAGTAATTTCAGGATCTGGAATTGGAGCAGAATTAAGGGCAATAGTCAATTCTAACGGACAAATATCTGATGTTAAAGTGATCAACACTGGTATTGGATATTCTTCTACAGATACAAGAATCGAAGTTGTTCCTTCGGGAAAAAATGCCTTAATAGACTCTCGGATAAGAGAATTACATGTTAATCATAACGTATCTAGATTTTCTACTGGTGAGGTTGTATTAAAAGGAAAAGATAAACTTCAATATTCAGTATCAAAATATTTTGAAGAATTGAGAAATTCTTTTTCGGAAGATGGAACCTTATCTGGAATTATAGGGTGGGCATATGATGGAAATCCAATTTATGGACCAACTGGATATGTAGATCCAGAAAACATATTCTCCGGATTAAAAACATTAGAGTCTGGATACGTAATTGATACGTTAAATGTAGTAAATAGACCTTTGGGATTTGATCCTGGATTTTTTATTGAAGATTATAAATTTGACAATAGTGGTGATCTTGATAGATTTAATGGTAGATATGAGAAGAATGATGAATATCCAAATGGTGTGTATGCATATCATGCAACATTGGATCAATTTCCATATTTCATAGGAAATGAATATAGATCAAAATTAATTTCAGACTATGATCTGGATCAATCGTTTGATTTTAATAATTCCAATTTATTGAGAAACACTTTACCATATAAAGTATCGGAGCAAAATGCAAATTATGATTTTATCAACGAAACCAGTGATGTTTTAGAGCAAAAGATAGAAGTTTTGTCAGTAACATCTGGTTCAATAGAATCAATAGAAATACAAAATAAGGGTATTGGTTATAAAGTCGGTGATCAATTAATATTTGATGATACTGGAACTTCTGGCAGTGGATTAAATGTTGCTGTAAAATCCATAGAAGGAAAGGACATCGTAGATGTAATTGAAAATTCAACATCATATCCAAATTCTATTTTTACTTGGAAATCATCTGAAGAAATAAAAATTTCAATTTTACCCAATCACAATCTTTTAAATTCTGATTTTGTTACAATATCTGGATTTTCTACTAATTTAACATCTTTAAATGGTACTCACAAAATTTCAGTTCCATCTTACTTGAATGGAAGATGTATTTCCACTATAAGTGCTGCTGCAAATCCAGGATTTACAACAGAAATATATGTCACACCTATACCTAAACAGATTTCAATCGGTAGTAGTATTGGAATTGGAACAGAACGATTGACAGTTTTAGGAATATTTCAAAATGAAAATATTTTAAGAGTTCAAAGAGGTCTAATAGGTGTATCACACACTGTTGGAACTGCAGTATCTTTCATACCCGATTCATTTACAATTTCAAAATCTTTAGATAAATTTGATTCTAAATTAAATGAACAAGTATTTTTCAATCCGAGAGAATCTGTCGGATTATCTACAATAAACGGTGTTGGTTATTCAACTTCTTTTGTTTTTGGAAATATTTCTGTCAATGCAAATATACCATCTAGAAGTATTCGAATTGAAAATCATCCATTTGTAACAAATCAACCAATTGTTTATAATTCTAATGGATCAAGCAATCTGACAGTATCTACTGATGGAACTCTTGCATCAGAAATTACAATACCAACAAATCTTTTTGTAGTTGATAAAAATCCAAATCTTATTGGATTAAAAACTGCTATTAATGGGGAGGAACTATTTTTCCACTCTAATGGTTCAGATAACGATAAGTATTCTCTGACAGTTAATAATACTAAGATATTTGGTGATGTTGAAAAAAATGTAGTAACTGTTTCTGTTTCTACTGCACATGAACTTCAGCAGAATGATTCTATTACTTTAGAAGTAAAGCCAAATCTTTCCGTTGGTATTGGATCAACCACTTTCGTTAGTGTTGTTTATAATTCCACTATTGGTAATATCATCGTAAATCCAATAGGATTCAATTCTACCGGGATTAATACAATAACAAATGAAATTACTATTAATGATCATGGATTACAAACAGGTGATAAAGTTTTTTATGAAAATGGACCTCTGGATGATAACGAATATTTTGTATTTAAAATCAATAATAGAAGATTTAAACTTTGTGAAGTTCACATAGATTCTCAAAAAAATCCACCAACAGTTGTAAGTTTTGCATCAACTGGATCCTCTGATCAAACATTATCACTAGTCAATCCCCAATTAAATCCAGTTAAGAATAATGATTTAGTATTTGATCTTACGGACTCTAGTTTATCTGGTTATGATTTTAAAATTTATACAGATTCTAAATTCAAAAATGAATTTGTGTCTTCAGGATCTACAGACACTTTTAATATAATTGGAGTAGGGACTGTAGGAGTATCTACCAATGCTTCATTAACATTACGGTATGATTCCGAAATTCCAACAGAATTGTACTACAATTTAGAAAAGGATGGAGTGTTATTAAATTCTGATACTGAGGTTAAAAATAATTCTCGCATTTTATATAGTGAAAGTGCTTATAATGACACATATGAAATTCTTGGTGTAGGAACAACTACTTTTGATTTAAATATCAATAAAAAACTAGAAAGATCTTTTTATATTTCAACAGAATGTGATGTTTTAGAATATTCAACTACATCAATTGGGGCAACAGGATCGGTAAAATCGTTGAATATTTTATCTTCAGGGACAGGATATAAAAAGTTACCACTTTTAGTATCCACAAATTCAAAATTTGGATTGGATTTGATTGTAAATACCAAATCTGATGCGGTTGGATCCATAAAACAAAGCAAAACTGTTAATAATAAATTCACATATTCATCAGATAAAACATTAAGACCTACAGCAATTATTTCTCCATCAATTAAAGTTAAAAATTCTAGTACTTTAGATCAAATATCTATTATTGATGGTGGAAATGGATATACAACACCTCCAAAACTAATTTTTGTAGATCCTGTAAGTAGAGATTCAATAGATTCTGGATTCGTAGAACTTCGTCTGAGTGGATCATCGATTGCTTTCGCAGATATTGTGGTCGAACCAAAAGGACTTCCAGACGATAGTGTGGAGGTATTAACCATAGAAAATACTAATGGGATTGCCATTGAAAAAGTAGAATCAATTGATGCATTAACATTCAAATGCACAATATCAACACCAGGTGTTGGAAATACATTCACACTTCAACCTTTTGAAGTTGGTGATAGTGTATTCATTGAAGGTGTTCAAAAAATTAGCACTGATGGAGATGGTTTTAATTCCGAAGATTATGGATATAGATTCCTTGAAGTAACTAATTATGATAATAGTGGAATAAATGATACAGTTACAGTCAGTGTATCTGGATTGACCACAAACACTGGTACTCCAAAAACAATTCAAGATTTTTCTGGAGTCATAATAAGAAGACAAGATTATCCAACATTCCGAACAGTTCAAAAACAATCTAAATTTTCAATTGGTGAAAAAATATCTTCTAATGGAATAGTTAGAGATTTAGAGGTTATTGAGAGTAATGGAAATGAATTAAAAATCTTTGGTAAATATCAATTATCTTTAGGAGAAATAATTAGAGGAGTTAAGTCCGATAGTATTGCAACAATAGATAGTTTGATCTCTAATGAGGGGAACTTCAGTGTAGAATATTCAGATTTAAGAAATATTGGATGGACTAATGGAATTGGAAAATTGAATGAAGACTATCAAGTTATTCCAGATAATGATTACTATCAAAATTTATCATATTCTGTAAAAAGTTCAATAACGTACAGAGATCAGCAATCTCCAGTGGAAAGTTTGGTTCATACCAGTGGATTAAAGAATTTCGCAGATACTCAGATATCTAGATCGACTAATGCAGGAATAGGAAAATCTAATGATGGATTTACTCTTATTTACGACATAATCGACGATAAAAGAGTAGATACAATTAATAATTTTGATAACGTTGTAGATGAAGATGTTGTTAATTCAAAATCAAAGTTCTTAAAACTACAAAATAGAAAACTTACTGATTTCATTGAATTAAAAAATATTAATGTATTATCGATCGATAATATTGACAATCAGTTCTCTAACTTTGAAGGTGAAAATACAGAATTCTTATCAATAGATGAAATTGTTAATACTAGTTACGAAAAATACTTATTAAGAGTAACTAGTGAAGATCGTACTGAGTATCAATTAACGGATATCACTATTTTATCCAATGGAAATAATTCTGTTATTGTGGAAAATGAATCCTTATATAATTCTGCTTCTCCTTATGGAAGTTTTGATTTAGTTGAAAATGAATTTCAGGAAACTTTCTTGAGATTTAATCCAGTTGATGCATTTAATACTAATTATGATTTAAAATTATTAAAACAAAATTTCAATACAAATGTTACCGGAATTGCCGGGACAGAATCCGTTGGATTCATAGATTTAATAGGATCTGTAGATACGGCTGTAGGAACTGGAGTAACAAACATCTTTAAAGTGAATGATTTATTTGAGTCTTTCTATGTTGACGCACAAGTAATTGATACTGTTACGAATGATTCAAATTACGTAAAATTATACATCACACATGATAGACAAAACACGTACTTGTCTGAATACTATATCGATAGTGATTTAAGTCCACTTACTGGCAATCAAATAGGAACATTCACAGCCTATCTTATTGATGGTAATGAAATAAAACTGGATCATAGCAATTCTTCAACAAATCCCATTTCAATAAAAAGTAATGTTGTTGGATTTGGAACCACAACATCTGGAATTGGTGATTATAGATTCAAATCTACAGATCAAATTGATGGACAAGAAAGAAGTATTGTTTACAACTCTAACTTTTATTCCACAGTATCTACTGCTTCTACAGTAATTAATACATTGGATAAAACACTATTTGATTCTTCAAAATCTATTGTACAAGTAAGTGCTGGAGCAACTAAAGCTCTTCATCAGGTATTGATGCTATTTGACGGAATGGATGTTTATACTCAACAATTACCATTCCTTTCGGCATCCACTTCCGATACTTTTGATGATGCTGTTGGTATTGGAACATTTGGTGGAGAAATAAGTGGTAATGATATATTACTAAAATTCTATCCAGATGATCAAAATCAAGAAATTGATATTGAAATATTAAATACATCAATTTACAGAGAATTAGATATTTTAAATGATTATAATGATTTATCTTACGGATCTGTTACTCAAAGTGTTGATGAAAAATTCTACAATGCAATCAATTTAGAAAGAATTAATAAAACTAATTTTAAGTTAACTGTAGATTCTACACCTATATTTTCAAAAGCATTTAATCCAAATTCTGTCGCATTATCATCCACCACAGGTGAATTCAATATTGAAAATCATTTCTTTGTAACTGGTGAAGAGTTAGTTTATACTCCAAATTCTACTATTGTTGGTGTGGGAACTAGTCCGATGCAAACCGGTTCTGGAGACTTACCATCAACAGTATATGCAATTAAAATCACTGAAGATAAATTTAAAGTTGCATTATCAACTTCTGCAGCTTTAAGTAATAATGGAGTTACATTCACTTCTTTGGGAGAAGGAAATGCTCATAAACTTTCCATGAAAGAAAATAATACTAAATGTATTATTAGTATTGATGGATTAGTTCAATATCCAATAGCATTTACAAAAATATCACATACTTTATCTGGAAATGTTGGGGGTTCTTTAGGAATTAATACTACTTTTGTTTCTTTAAGTGGAATTTCAACAGTTAATATACAAGATATTTTGTATGTTGACGATGAATACATGGGTGTGGTTAACATTGGATTTGGAAATACTAATGTTGGACCAATTACTAATGAAGGAGATATAGCTCTTGCTGAGGTTAAGAGAGCATTTGTAGGATCTTCCGCAACATCTCATTCTGATGGATCTGAGGTAAGAGTTTATAAAGGAGCATTTAATATTATAGATGAGCAAATTCATTTTGCAGAACCACCAAGAGGAAATCCACAAATTGATAAGACAAAATCTAATTTAGATTTTGAAACATCTAAATTTACAGGTAGAGTTTTCTTAAAATCCAATTATGATGCCAATAAAGTTTATGATGATATTTCAGATGAATTTACTGGAATAGGAAGAACATTTGCATTAACCGTTCAAGGGTCAAGTTCAGTTGGTATTGGAACTAGTGGTGGAAATGGTCTTGTATTCATTAATAACATATATCAATCACCAAAAACTGCCAATAATCCATTGCAATTTAATTATGTAATTTCTGAAGATTCTAGTGCAGGAATATCAACTGTTGAATTTTCTGGAATTGCAAGACCAGATAATCCTCTTGTTCTTGTTTCCTCTGAAACTGATGTTAACGTTAATGAAACTCCAAGAGGTGGAATTATAGTTTCTTATGGATCTACTCCTGGACTCGGTTTTGCTCCTCTTGTAGGTGCCTCTGTAACAGCTATTGTTGGTGCTGGTGGTTCTATTACATCAATAGGAATAGGAACAACAGGAACATTTGGATCTGGATATAATGGATTAGTTTCTATTGGAGTAAGTATTTTTGAAGCAGGTCATTCTGGCGCAGCTGCGACAGTAACAGCAACAGCAAACGTTGGTGCTGGTGGATCGTTGACATTTAATATTGTTGGTGGTGGATCAGGATATGTAGATCCACAAATATTCGTTTCTGACCCATCATATGATAATCTCCCCGTGATTGGAGTTTCTAGAATTGGACCAACTGGAGTTGCAGCTACCACGGATACTGGAATTGGTTTATTATTGGATGTTAAAGTTGGGGGAGCGTCTACCACAGGTATAGGTTCAACTTATTTTGAGGTTACTGAATTCAAAATTTCAAGACCTGGTTATTCATTCCAAAGAGGTGATGTGTTTAAACCTGTAGGTTTAGTTACAGATTCTTTCTTATCATCTGCATTGTCTGAATTCACTATAAACGTAGTTGATACATACTCCGACAATTTTGCTGCTTGGGAATTCGGAGAACTCGACTATATTGATTCTATTAGTCAACTTCAAGATGGTGTAAGAACAAAATTCCCCCTCAGATATAATCAAGAACTTTTAAGTTTTGAAGCAGAGGAAGGATCTCCACTTGAAGCAAATATTAATAACATATTGGTTATTTTTATCAACGGTGTTGTTCAAGAACCTGTAGTTAATTTTATTTTTAATGGTGGAACTACACTTGCATTTACTAAGGCACCATTACCAACTGATGAAGTTGAAATTTATTTCTATAAAGGTATAAGGGGCACAGACTCTAAAATATTTACTGATATTTTACCAACAGTAAAAACTGGTGATATTGTCCAAGTTATAAGTAACAATTCTATTCCAGATACAATAACACAAGATGAAAGAGTTGTTTATAATATAAGTGGTTCAGATAAAA